GAAATCTTTTTAATTGATTCATAATACGATAATTTGACCCTGCTACCAAGTTAAATTTTTAAATTTTTCTACAACATTCCATCTCATCAAAAAATGTTCAGGATTCTTGTTTAGTCCAACATCCCCTTCAGGTAAATTTAAGATTTTACCGCTAACCGTTTTTAGTTTGTTGAGACTCAATGCTTCTTTAATCCAATAGCTAATCATAATATCATCACCTCTTTCAGGGTATCCAACATTTAGAATTTTATCTCGTATTAGATTCAATATATCTTGTTTTACAAGTATAACAGCTCCTACCAAAAAGTCAACATAATCATCAAGACACCAATGATCTTTTAAATCTTCATAAGAATTTGCATTTATAACTCCGCTTTTTCCATATATGCCTGCTATAGGCGCATCTAATTCTATCATTTTATCAATTAATTTTTTATGAGGTAAAATATCATCATCTAATATTAGTTTGAACTTTTCAGGATACTGAAAACACCGTACCCATCTTTCCATACACTTTAAATTAATTTTATTATTGATTATATCAATAGGTTTATAATTTTTTCCAGATTTTGTATCTATACCTGGTAATTGTATATGTTCATCAGGATTATTATTTATTATCGTTATAGGATAAATTCCCTCAAATGCTTTTACAATTTTCAAAACATTCTCTGGTCGTTTATAGTTTAAAATAATCAGTCTAACCATGGGCATAAATTGATATATTGCTCATCTTTGAGTGCGTATAAATAGCATACCGTATGGCATCACAAGGGTGAGATGTCCAGTCATGAACTGGTTTTGGTGTTTCTGTGTTTGGATTCCATCTATAAGAACTCATTGCTGAAAAGCAGTGGCTTGACCCTAAAGTATCAAAAAATAGATTATTTTGCTCTATTAAAACTTGTAAATAATTAATTCCATCATTGACTGATTTAACGGCGTTTTCACAATATATATCATAGTCATAAGCAAAATCTGCTTTAAGTTGTTGAGCCGCGGAATCTATGTAAATAGTGTCAATATTCCACTCATCTAATTTTTCCTGTATTCTTGCTGCAAGTTCTGATGTAGTAGATTCTTTTGATACATACTCATCAATTATATAATAGCTTTTACCATCAAATCCAATTACTACAAATACATTATCATCACGGTATCCAACATCTAAACCTGCAATAACTTCAGAAAATCGTTCACCCACATACTCACCTACATGTTTCGCTTCATCAAGAGCTTCATATATCTGTGCTTCAGTTGTTGTCCACTCACACTCATATTCTTGTGCAAAAAGTGCACGTGATACAGCCTTTCGAGCTTCCTTAACATCATTTTCTGATAATAATGGATTTGATCTCCAAGTAAATAAAGCTGAACCCCAATCAGGATATTCTTGATCTGATCCTCTTAAATAGTAGTTATATAAATAGTTACCTTTTCCACGAGGCGTAGAAATCCATAGACATCGAGAATCTTTAAATGTTGATAAAGCAGGTCGTAAATCACGAGTAAAATACTCTTCATTCGGTATAATAGCTGCTTCATCAACTATCAGTAAGTTTGCTGCTCTACCTACTAAAGAATCACGATTATTAGCTGATAAAAGTCTAAATACTGAACCGTTTATTAATCTAACCACTTTATCTTTTTGATTAAAACGATCAACTTCAATCTCAAGTTGCTTAATCAAATCTGTAACATAATCCCATATGATTGAAGAGAGTGAGAAATTAGGTGCAACAACCATTACTTGCTGACCAGGTTCTAATAACTTTCCAAAAGCTAATATAGCAGCTGCATATGATTTACCTGTACGTCTCGCAGCAATATGAACAAAAAATCTATTTTCATTCAAGCCTTCAATCATAGCTGTTTGAGATTCATTAAATTTTACGGGGGTAGGTAACTTGGTGAGGAGTTTATCTATACTTAATCTGAAAAAACTCATTTAGGAAAAACATTAACTATCATAACTATAAAGGCGGTTACGCTTGCGATAGCACCGCCTACCCAGAGAAGAGTTTTTAATGAGGTTCTACCTTGCGTTGCCAACTCACTGACCCCATTCACCTTTAGATGCATAGCTTTCAACTCGCCTCTGATTTCATTCATTGTTTGCATAATATTATTATAACGCTCTTCGCACACGGCTTCATGAGCCGTCATGTTAGCTTTATTAGACTGTGAACGTTCGTGCAGTCTATCTAATTCAATTTGTATTTGATCTAGTTCCCTAACATTATCTGCCATTGTACACTCTATGTTTTTATAATATACTGTACAACTTGAGAAGGTAATGTAGTGTTAACAGTAAAATCATTAACAGTTAGTGAAGGTATACTGTGTGTATGAGCCGAAGTATTAACTCCAGTTACTGCTGTACCTGTTGAGGAGTCTTTAGCTGATGTAGCAAACGTTCCTGTATTTGTAGAGACGGACTGCGTAGTAGACCCTGTTGTATTAGTAGCGGTTGTTACACCTGATTTAGTGGCAGAAGCCATTACAGCGGAAGCAGCAGCTGCTGATGTGATAGCACCCATAGAAGTATGATTTGTTCCATATCCTAACGGAACACGATCTCTTAAATCTGGTACGTTAAAGTTACCTGACCCATCTCCTGTTCCAAAAGATGTTCCTACTACAGCAAATAATCTTGCATATGTTGATCTACTTACAGCAGCATCATTACACGCTAACCACCCTGTAGGGGCAGTAGTGTTTCCGAAAGCAACAATAGTTCCTGATGGAACAATCTCAATTCCTCCAGCAGATGAGCCGTCATGTAGAATCAGGGCATCAGTATCGGTATCGACAGATATTTCTCCGACTGCGCCTGTAAAACTGTTATTTTGAGACGTTGTTCCTCGTCTAAATTGTAATTGAGTTGGCATTTCTCATTCTCCTTAAATTAACTTAAAGCGCCTAAATCTTGTCCTTCAATAGAACCTGAAGGTGATGATAACATATCAAAAATTGTTAAACCTGCTGTAACTTGTCCAAACGCGTCACTTGCAGCGTTAGCTGAATCCAACAGGCCATAGTCACCTGTAGGAAAAGTTGTTACAGCTGATCCTGCTGCTTGACTACTACCATCAGCAAAAATCAATGATCCAGACTGAATTCTTATATTCCCATTTACAACAAGCGCATCAGTTGCAGCTGGGTTAGTATTTGCAATAGACATATATGTGCCTATCACAGCGTTTCCTGCTATTCCTATGTTAGCAGTGACATCAACGTTACCTGTAACTTTTGCTCCAGTTTGTTGAGTCTTTAAATGTTCGTTTCCACTATAGTAAACTATAGATTCACTTGTTGAGCCGTCAGCTCTGAAATAAAGTTCTACTCCACCAGAACCGTCATCAGTTTGTATGTTAACGTCTTTATCGTTAGCATAGTTTCTGATGTTTAAATCACCAGTTATGTTGTCCACAGAACCTACACTACCAGTGTGTTGTAAAACTAAATCATCGCCTGCACCAGCAATAAATTTACCACCATCACCTACATGAACATTACCTAAAGTAGAACCGTCACCAACTGTTACGGTGGCGTTGGCGGCTACTTCTAACTTGTCTCTAGCGTCTATTCCTAAACCGCCCATAAAGGCTGACAGTTTTGTGCTCATTGCGTTCCTTTCATACTCGTATAACTGAGTATATCAAATTTTTTTCAGCAGACCAAACTATTATGTTAAAGCACCTAAATCTTCTGACGCTACAGAGCCAGTAGGAGAGGTTTTCATATCAAACTGAGTTAAACCACCTGTTGTTTCACCAAACGCATCTGTAGAAATATTTGCTGAATCTAATAGACCGTAATCTCCTGTTGGAAAATCGCCTGTACTTGCACCTGCAATACCTAATGCTAATGCGGCTAAGTTAGCATTAATGTTTTGGGTTATACCATCTAAGAAACCTAATTCAGTTGATGTTATAGCTGATACAGCCACTTTACCTGAACCGTCAGATACTAAAGCTCTTGATGCAGTTAAGTCTGCGTCATCTATTGTGGTCGCGGCTCCAGTAATGGTTGCTTGTTTTGCGTTAAGCTGCGTTTGTATAGCAGAACTAACACCATCAAGATATCCTAATTCTGTAGCAGTAACTGCTGATACAGCTACTTTACCTGAACCATTAGTTACCATAGCCCTTGAAGCTGTTAAATCTGCGGTTGTGATTGTAGAAACTGCTCCAGCTATATTTGCAGCACGTCTTGTTTCAACTGCAGTTGTTGCGGTGTTATTAGCCGTAATTCTGGCTTGTAAAGCTGTATCCTCATTAGTAAATGCTGTAACGTTCGTTGATAATCTGGACTGTAAAGCTGCATCTTCAGCGGCAAGTGCACCAGCATTAGAAGTAGTGGACTTAGCGTCTAACTGTGTTTGGATTGCAGAAGATACTCCGTCTAAATAACCTATTTCAGTTGCAGTAACTGCAGATACGGCTACTTTACCAGACCCACTTGATATTACTGCTCTATCAGCAGTCAAGTCTGCATCATCTATAGTAGTTGCAGCCCCTGTAATTGTAGCTTGTTTTGAGTCTATTTGTGTTTGTATAGCAGAACTGACACCGTCTAAATAACCTATTTCAGTTGAGGTTACAGCACTCGGGGCAATTTTTCCACTGGCATCAGAGACAAGTGCTCTTGCTGCAGTCATATTATTACCCTTACTTGCAGTGGAAATAGCTCCGCTAACATTATCAGAAATCATTGTAGCTACACTGGCTCCGTCAAGAGTCATAGTAGCAGCTGTTATAATACCAACATCTAAGTTTGAGGCACTTACAGGAGATAATGATGTGTTCGATTTAGGATCTTTTGTATCACTCAATTTAAAAGTAGAAGCAGACTCGTCATAAAATATGGCGGCATTTCCTTGGTTACCACGATTGAATAATAATCCCACGTCTGCACTTGGTGAGCCTGAAACTCCATCAGCAAGCATAATCATACGGTCTTCAACATCAAGGTTCGTAGTTGAAACTGTAGTTGTGTCTCCGTTCACTGTTAAGTTACCTGTAACTACTAAATCGTCACTCATATTAACTTGACCAGTGAATGTAGCACCTGCTAAAGCTGCTTTACCATCTAACTGAGTCTGAATTGCGGAA